TAGACAGGGCCGTTCAGATAATTGCGCCCTTCTTAGTCTCTAAGAACCCCCGCGCCATGATAATGCCGAGGATGGGTCTTAACAATCCCAACGTAGCGTCCTTTTCGAGGACGCTCGAATTGGCTCTTGCGCACCTGTTCGACGAGATAAAGTTCGCCGAGAATACGCTGCGGCCGATGGTAATACAGAGTTTGTTCGGGATGGGCATTGTTAAGACGGGTATAATGCATTCGCATCAGGTGGAAATCCTGGGGCATCTGCACGACGTTGGCCAGCCTTATTCTGATATTATCGACTTCGACGATTACATCGGCGACGTAGCCGCCCGGAACAGGCAGGAGATGCGGCTTGAGGGCCACAAGTACAGGCTTCCTTTATGGTACATTAGGGATTCCGGCTTATATAAGAACTTCGACCGGCTCAAGCCCGATTTGCGGCTGTACGGCGACGATACCCGGCCCGAAACGATCGCTAAGGACGAGACGGCGCTGATGGAGTTTCGGGAATTGTACCCGTCCGTCGAGATGATGGATATTTGGATACCCATGGAGGACGTGGTAATTACTATTCCGCCGGACGGGCAGGGCGATAAGATTATGAGAACCGTCGATTGGGACGGGCCGGAGGGCGGACCGTTTGACGTGTTGGGCTATAGATACTTTCCCGATAGTATTATTCCAATTCCGCCCGTTTATACCTGGCTGGACCTTAATAAGATTATCAATCAGATAATATGCAAGATGAGAGACCAGTGCATGCGGGAGAAGACCATCGGAGTCTATCAGACTGGGGCCGACGAGGACGCTAAGAGGCTCAAGGACGCCGGGCACGGCGACATGGTAGGGGTCGCTACTCCTGAGAGCGTGAAGGAATTTACGTTTGGCGGGTTCAACGAGCAGTCGTTTCCGTTCGTGGGGTTCTTACTGTCCGAATTCGCCAAGACCGGCCCGAATATGGATATTACCGGCGGCAAGTCCGTTATGGCTAAGACGCTCGGCCAGGAGCAGATGCTCCAGGCTAACGCGGCCCGCGAAATAGACGATATGGTTCACCAGATGTACGAAACGACCAAGAGCATTATTAAGAAACTTGCGTGGTTCTTGTGGACTGATCCGCTTATCGTGCTGCCGTTGATAAAGCGGGTTATGGGCGTCGATTTGCAGGTCGAGTATTCGGAGTCGGCTAAAGAAGGCGACTTCTTCGATTATACCTTCGATATTGAACCGTACTCAATGATGAGAATGAACCCGGACGTGAAGTATCAGAAACTGTCTCAGTTTGTCACGGGCTACATCCTGCCCACCGCTCAAATAGCGGCCCAGCAGGGCACTGTTTTGAACGTGCCTGAACTTGCGAAAGAGTTTGCAAGGTATCTGAACGTTACCAATATGGGCGACTGGTATCAGAGCGTTATGCCCGCGATGCAGCAGCCGGGAATGAATCCATACCAACCAGGTGGGGGCAGTCCCAAAGTCGGTATGACCGACCAGCGTATGCCGGAAAATCAGGGCAGTAACATGAACAATATGCTTCAGCAGCAGAACAGGGTGCAGGGCAAGACTACGGCGGAATTATGAGAAGGCCAAAACTGGAAACTTTCATCGGATTCGTGCGAAAGTATCATAACGCGAGGCACATAGGCTTGAAGATGTTGTATCGGGACTTTCCGCCCGAAACGGACGAAGATAAGGACAAGTTGAAACGCGCTTGGGACGTAATTGCAAAGGAGATTAACAATGCCCCTAACGGCGAAGGGCGAGAAGGTGAAAGCCAAAATGGTGGAACATTACGGCAAGGAGAAGGGGGAGAAAGTGTTCTACGCCAGCCAGAACGCGAAGAAAATAACGGGGACGCACTTGACCCGCAAGAAAAAGAAGAAGTTGTATCGACGAAAGGCTAAATAACTCGGTTTGTGGCTGAGTCCTGACAGGAGTATCAATATGAAAATCGCAAAGGGTACAATGGACGATGTAACTATGAGTACCTTGCCGGGCGGCAGGTTTAGGCCAGGCCCGCCCCGCAGGAGAATAAGACCCGGCCTGCGAAGACGCAGAATTAACCCGAAACCGAGAATTCTGCCGATGGGCGGGCGGAATCTAAAAGAGGGAATCAAATAATGGCTGCCGAACTCGTTACTAAAATCTACGCCGAAGTTACCGGGCTGGGCAATGATAACCTCTTGTTTGGCCGGGCCGCCGCGTCGGATGTGCCTACCCAGGCGGGCGGGCCGCTCCAGCAGGTGGTTACTTCTACTGCGCAGCTCGACGTTATATCGGTCATTACCGGCCAGTTGATTATGCTGGGTATTAAGGCCCTGTCGAGCGGTCTGTATATCAATCCGACCGCCAGTACGCCTATGACTACCGCCTGCTGTTTCATACCGCAAGGCCAGATGAACTATTTTACCTATAAAACTACCACCTCCGTCCGGCCCTGGGTAGAGGCCCAGACGGCCCGCGCGGTCGCTGAGTACGTCTTTGCTGCGGTGTCGTAATTATGCCAATGTATAGCTATTTATGTTCAGGTTGCGGCGAGAGTTTCGACGATGTTTCGCCTCAGAAGCAGAGGCATTTGAAGCGCAAATGCCCGCACTGCGGCGGATGGGGCAAAAGGGACGTAAAGTCCGAGCTTGCCAAGTCCGGCAGGTTCAACGCAATGATGAAGGACAATCCGAGGAAGTCATGCGCGCTGGGTATAAATCCGGCGCAGATAGACGATTTTCATAGGACGTGGCCCTGGATGCGATTTGACGAACAGGGGAATTGCCTAATACAAAACAGACAGGAAAAATTGCGCGTTATGAAAGCCAGAGGGTATGACGAAATTGAGTAAGGACATTAGTTGGCTCTACGAAACCAAGCGATGTAGTTGTTGCGAACAGGAAAAGCCGTTAGATTGCTTTGCGCGACAGAGTAACGCCCCAACGGGGCTAAAATACGTTTGCCGAGAGTGCGACAACAAAAAGGGGCGTGATTATTACCGGGAGACTAAGGTAATATGGAAAGAAAAGTACAAAAAGAAACACCGCAAATCAATGCTGAAACATCACTATGGGATAACACCCGAACAGTATAACGCAATGTATGAAAGGCAGGGTGGTTGTTGCGCTATTTGCGGAAGGCATCAAAGTAAGTTTGCGAGAAGATTAACAGTTGACCACTGCCACGGAACTGGAAAGATTAGGGCGTTACTTTGTGGGAATTGCAATAATGGTTTGGGTTGTTATAAAGATGATCCTGAGCTTTTAATTAAAGCATACCAGTATTTACAAAAGTATTGAGTAAGGGAGAGCAAAATGGCTGAAGTATTAGATGATGTAATGTCCGCAAGTCTTGAGAGTAAGTACAACGAGATTATGGGCGAGCCGCGCGCGGACGTTAAAGATGAAGCCTACGCCGAGGAGAAGAAGGGCGACGAATACTTGGAAAAACTGGCGGAGAAAGAGAAGGACGAGGGACGAGGGGACGAAGGGCGAGGGGACGAAGGGACGAAAGACGAAAAAGAAGAAACTGCCGAGGAAAAAGGCCAAAAAGAGTTGTCCGAGCCTGCGGGCGTTGAGGACGAAACCGAGCCTGTTCCCGACAATCTTGTTAGGGCCGGTCGAGCCTACGGTCTCACGGACGAGACGATAATCGACTTATCGGAGAATCATCCGGACGCTTTAGAGGTGATGGCAAGGTCTTACGAGTGGCTTCAGGCGGGCAGTTTAATCGGCCCTGTGCCTGAAAAAGCCCCTCCCAAGCAGCCTGAAATACCCAAGTTGATGGATCGTATCTCCGTTGACGTGAGCGAACTCGATACTGACGCGGGGAAAACCATTAAAGGAATGGAATCGACCGTGAATAAGCTCGTGGACGCTAATAATGAATTGAAGAGAGAGCTTTTCGCCGTTCGGGGTGGCTTGCAAACTACGCAGGCAGCCGAGCAGGCGCGGAGAGTATCGTATATTGATAGTCTATTCGATAAGGTAGCCGAATTTCCCGAATTGGGCAGGACGGCTGCACTATCGACGAACCAGAAGGCCCTTAGGGGCGACGTTTACGATATGGCCGTTCGCTGGCAGAGGCGAGCCGGCGGGTCGTTTGAGGATAGTCTTGCGAAGGCTGCAAATAGCTTTCGCGGACTGTACGGCAGGGGCGCGGCCCCTGAAAGGAAGGAACGGGACGTAGTGGACAAGTTGAATCGTCGAAAGACGAAGTTCACCGCCCGGCCCACCGGCCAGAAAACGACTCAGAAATTCGCTAACTCCGACGAAAAGGCAATGTCCGCTATGGACGAAACGGGCAAAAAGCTCGACCTCTGGTAAAAACGACGGACGACGAAGTTCGTCCATCGTATTGCTTTTCCATAAGAAAGGAGGGAGTTTCTTATGGCATCAGGTGGTATTACTATAGACCAGGCTGTTGACCTGGGCGTAGCTACTATGAACGCTTTCGATCAGGACGCCGTTCAGATAGCTCTTAAACACCCCACCTATGAGGTAATCAATCGCTGGTTCGCCGGCGATAAGAAAATCCTCTCAGGCGGGAAGAAAGCGACGTGGGACCTGACGGTGAAAGACACCGGCAACGCGGGCCACGTCAATATGTTCGAGACTGATACCCCCAACGTTGCAAACGTCAACGTTGAGGGCGAGGTCAACTGGTGTCACGCCAAGAACTCGTTTACCTATTCGGTGGACGAACTGGCGATGAACCTTAACGATAAGACGCGAATCTTCAACTTGTTCAAGAACCGCAGGCAGAATTGCGCACGCGAGTTCGCGGACTTGCTCGAAGAGGCTGCTTGGAAGACTCCGGCGTCCTCAACGGATACGAAAGCGCCTTTCGGAATACCCGGCTGGCTCGTTCAGGCCGATACCTCGGTTGTTACCGGCGAATTTCAGGGCTATGTGGGTGACTATTCCGTTGCCGTTCTGAGTACGGAATCGGCGATGGCTACGGTCGGCGGGCTGGCTTGTACGAGTGCGACTAACGCGCGTTGGGCTAATTGGTACGCAAATCACAGCGACCAGTTGAACGATAGTCTGCTCGATAAGCTCGGCGAGGCGTTCAGAAAGACCAAGTTTATGACGCCCAAGATTGCGGGCCAGGCGATAGACCCGGAGAGCGGGTTCTCCAACTTCCGGCTCTATACCAATAACGAGGTTTTGAAGAATATCGAAGCCTACGCTCGCAAGAGTGACGACCGGCTTGGTGGCGACTTGGGCAAGTACGCGGGCAATACCGTCTATAAAGGCATCCCGTTTATCTACGTTGATAGTCTGGACGACGTCTCCATTTACGTTCGCGGCAAGAACCCCATCTACGGAGTGAACCATAATCACTTCTACCCGATGGTGCTCTCCGGCAAGAACTTCATCTGGGGCAAGCCTATTAACGACGTGAACCAGCACCTTGTCCTTACGGTTTATCTCGACTTGACTTACGCCTACGTCTGCGACAACCGCAGAACGGGCGGCTTTATGCTTTCAAATTGGGAAAATGCGTATTGATTTTGTCTGTTTTTACTAACGTTCGTTCCCGGAGTGCCCGGATGGGCGACGCCGGGGTAAAAGCCGAGTGAGGAGTAACGTAACTTGCTCGGCTTCTACGAAAGGAGTTTTTTATGTCTCAGGGTATTGTTGGTGGGGGCGGAGTCCTCACAAAAACCAGAAGGGTTTTCTATCGCACCGGTACGGCCAACGCGGGCTACGCGGTCAACTACAACTTCGACGCCGTTGATATAACGGCTGAAAGTGAAAGTTTGTCCGGCGCTACCGCTACCGACTGGTGCGACGCTCGGCGCGTTCAAGTCGAAGACCCGTCGTTTGAAAATAACCTGCACTTTGCAGGCGCTATCGACAAGGTTTCCGACGGGGTAGTCGGCCCGAACTGGATTTTAATACACGAGCCGGGCAGTATTTGCCAGATTCACGCGGCAATTACCGTTGACCATCGGGACGCCAGTGTAGCCAGTGCTAATGCGGGTACTATGCTGACCTTTGGTGTCTGCACGAACTCGGTTGGCGCGGCTCATACTACTGCTCCGTACATTAACGGTCAGTGGCAGAAGTACGGGCTTCCGGGCGAGGGTTCGGCTATGGTGCTTGAGGCGGCTACTACCGCTTCGGCTCTGATTATGGCCGAGCTAATGACCGGCCTGCCCTCCGGCGGACGCCAGTACATACCGATGTTGGCGACTGCGATTGCAGGCGTTACTATTACCTATCACGGGGTAACGTTCATATCGTCCGAGGCGGGATCGTCAGTGGTTGGCAGCGCCGTTATCGGCGCGGGCACGTTTATCGGCCAGCGCAAGATTATCGAAGTTGACGGTGCGCTTACGGGCGTTGGCTGGAAGGTAAGTTTTGCCAATGGGTTCACTCCGAACCTGTCGGCCGAATACCTGGCTAGTCCACCGCTTGTTGCCGCTACCGCCGTTACGCTCATTTCGGGCAGTTTCCTCGATATGAATTGGAATGGCACTAAGTGGCTTGTTCTGTCCGACCAG